AAAAAACGAGAAATGTACAAAGACTGGTTTATAGCTGAACCAAAAAAGAAGTAAAAAGCGTGACAATTGCGTGATAATATAAAAGAAAACTAAAATTTAATAAAATGGCAAAAAAAATAGCAAAAAAAGAATTAACAGAACTACAAGAGCATATAAGTAAGCTCAATAGAGTTCAGATAAGAATTGGTGAATTAGAAATTACAAAAATAGGACTAATTAGTCAATTTAATAATTTTAATCAAGAAGTTAAATTGTTTCAGCAAAAACTTGAAAAAAAGTATGGTGCTGTAAACATTAATGTTAACACTGGAGAAATCAACGATGAAACTAATAAGAAAAATTAGCGTAGGTAGAGACTATAAGAACGACGCGATGCATTATTCAGTTGGTCAAGAAGTTTACGGTAACCACATAATATGTGATATAGTAGAATCTCATGACAAGTTTAGTGTTTTAATTGAAAAAAACAAAGAGGTTTTACCTTGGAAAGATTTCAATAAAAACATGGCTATATCAGTTGAATATAATCTAGAATATTAATGAAAGGCACGTTTTATTTTTTAATAAAACCAAAAACAGAAAGATATAACAATATCAAAAAAATTGGTGATAAAAAACTTATATTAAACTCTGAGATATTTAACCATCAATACATAAGTCGCGAAGCGGTTGTTGTAGGTGTACCATCGGAGTTTAATACACCAATTAAAGAAGGTGATGAAATAATTATACATCACAATGTTTTTAGAAGATGGCATGATGCTAGAGGCAAAGAGCGTAATTCTAGCAGTTATATAAAAAAAGATTTATACAAGGTTAGTATCAATCAAGTATTTGCTTACAAAAAAACAGTAGAATGGAAAGCCTTACCTGGTTATTCATTTATAAAACCTATTCAAAAAAAAGATGGATCAGAAGCTGATCAAATAGGTATTGTTAAATATTCTGACGGTAGTTTTAAAAAAGGTGAACTAGTAGGTTATAATTCAGCAGCTGAATATGAGTTTGTTATAAACAAAGAAAGATTATACAGAGTTCCAAACATTTTTATTGAAATTAAATATGAGTACAGAGGAAAAGAAAAAGAATATAATCCAAGCTGGTTACAGAGCAGTTGATGAATTAGTTAAAGTAGCTAAAGAACCTATAGTTGAAACAGAAGATGATGTTTCTGCTGATAGACTTAAAAACGCTGCAGCAACTAAAAAGTTAGCTATATTTGATGCTTTTGAAATACTTAATCGCATTGAGGCTGAACAAGCTATGTTAGATGGTGTTGTAAAAGAAAATAAGCAAGAATCTTTTAGTGGTTTTGCGGAAAGAAGATCTAAATAATGTATTCTCAAGGTTTATGCAAGGTTATAAAACCTATACGTGAAAATACTATCAAAAGATTAAATAAAGGTAAGAAATGGAAGTATGGATATAATAAAGAACACGATGTTGTTGTTATATCTAAAGATGGCACTATAGGTGATGTTTACGAAATACAAAACCTTAAAATAGCATTACCTAAACAACCAGCTAAAGTACATAAGTTTGAAAAAAATAAATGGCAGGTAACTCCATACCCAAAAGAATTAAATCAAATAAAAACAATATTTGACTGGAGAGATTATCCTGCTAATTTCAAAGAAAAATATATAGACTACATAGAAGATGAGTTTAAAAGAAGAGATGAAGGTTTTTGGTTTTATAACAAGAGTGTTGCTACTTATATTAGCGGTACTCATTATATGTATCTTCAGTGGTCTAAAATAGATGTAGGTAAGCCTGATTTTAGAGAAGCAAATAGATTGTTTTTTATATTTTGGGAAGCTTGTAAAGCAGATAACAGATGTTACGGTATGTGTTATTTAAAAAACAGACGATCTGGTTTTTCTTTCATGGCTTCTGGCGAAACAGTTAACTTAGCTACAATATCATCAGATGCAAGATTTGGTATATTATCTAAGTCTGGTGCTGATGCTAAAAAGATGTTTACAGATAAAGTTGTACCTATATCAGTTAATTATCCTTTTTTCTTTAAACCGATTCAAGACGGTATGGATCGACCAAAAACAGAGTTAGCTTATAGAGTACCAGCTTCAAAGCTTACAAGAAGAAAAATAACAAGCAACGATAAACCTGAACAATTAACAGGTCTTGATACAACAATAGACTGGAAAAACACAGGTGATAACAGTTATGATGGTGAAAAGCTTAAATTACTAGTACATGATGAATCTGGTAAATGGGAAAGACCAGATAATATATTAAATAACTGGCGTGTAACTAAAACTACTTTACGATTAGGTAGTAGAATTATAGGAAAATGTATGATGGGATCAACGTGTAACGCGTTAGACAAAGGTGGTGGTAATTTTAAAAAGTTATATTATAATTCAGATGTTACTAAACGAAACAGAAATGGCCAAACTAATTCGGGTCTGTACTCTTTTTTTATTCCAATGGAGTGGAACTATGAAGGTTTTATTGATGAATACGGGATACCTGTATTTGAAAATCCAGAAACAGAAGTATACGGTCCTCATAATGATGTCATTGATACTGGAGTTATTTCGCACTGGCAAAATGAAGCGGATGGGTTAAAAAATGATCAAGACGCTTTAAATGAATATTATAGACAGTTTCCAAGAACTGAAGAACATGCTTTCAGAGATGAAACTAAAAGTAGTATATTTAATTTAGTAAAAATATACGAACAAATAGACTATAATGAAACGCAAGCAAAACCTATAAAAGGTAGTTTTGTTTGGGAAAACGGTATTAAAGATACAAATGTTAGATTTTATCCAGATCAAAACGGTAGGTTTAATTTATCTTGGGTACCACCAATGAACTTGCAAAATAGATACATATTAAAAAATGGTAAAAAACTACCAGCAAATGAGCATATAGGTGCTTTTGGTTGTGATAGTTATGATATATCAGGAACAGTAGATAAAAGAGGTTCTAAAGGTGCTTTGCACGGGCTAACTAAGTTTAGCATGGAAGATGCACCACCTAATACATTTTTTTTAGAATATGTAGCAAGACCAGAAACAGCTGAAATGTTTTTTGAAGATGTATTAATGGCATTAGTATTTTATGGCATGCCGTTACTTGCAGAAAATAACAAACCAAGGCTTTTATATTATTTAAAGCGTAGAGGTTATAGAGGTTATTCAATGAACAGACCTGATAAAATATGGAACAAATTATCAACAGCTGAAAAAGAGGTAGGTGGAATACCTAACTCTAGTGAAGACATCAAGCAGGCTCATGCTGCAGCTATTGAAAGTTATATACAGCAACACGTGGGTTTAACACAAGAAGGACAATATGGTAATATATCATTTAATGAAACTTTAAATGATTGGGCTAGATTTGATATTAATAACAGAACAAAGTTTGATGCTGCTATTAGTTCGGGTTTAGCTATAATGGCTTGTAATAAAAATTTATATAGACCTAGTCCACTAAAAGAAAATTCAAAATTAAATTTTGGTTTTTCAAAATATAACAATAAAGGTATGTTATCAAAAATGATAAATAATGATTAAAACAAAAGTAAAAAAATCTAGTTTCCCAAGTCAGGCAGTGCCTGATTTAGAGAAGTCTAGCATGGAATATGGCAAGCAGGTTGCTCAAGCTATAGAGCAAGAGTGGTTTAAAAGTGACCGTGGTACAGATCGTTACTATGACACTCAGCAAAAATACCACGAACTAAGATTATATGCAAGAGGAGAGCAATCTATTCAAAAATATAAAGATGAATTATCTATTAACGGTGATTTGTCTTATCTTAATTTAGACTGGAAGCCTGTTCCTATTATACCAAAATTTGTTGATATTGTTGTAAACGGAATACAAGAAAGAACTTACGATATAAAAGCATTTTCAATAGACCCTGTATCTGCTCAAGATAGAACAGACTATATAAAGGACATGCAAGAAGATATGAAGTTTAAATCATTTAAAGTTGCTGTTCAAGCACAAACTGGTGTAAACTCATTTAAAAACAAACAAGAAGAGATACCTCAAAATGATGAAGAGCTTTCTGTTCACATGCAATTAAATTATAAGCAGTCTATTGAAATAGCAGAAGAAGAAGCTTTAGATAACGTAATGGCTTTAAATAAATACGATTTTGTAAAGAAAAGAGCTGATTATGATTTAACTGTTTTAGGAATAGCTTGTCTTAAAAATAGTTTTAATACAGCTGAAGGTATAAAAATTGATTACGTAGATCCTGCTAATATAGTTTATTCATATAGTGATGATCCTTATTTTGAGGACTTATATTATGTTGGCGAAGTAAAAAGAGTGTTACTAAAAGATCTTATAAAAGAATATCCTGATTTAACATCAGAACAAATAAAAGACTTAGAAGATAAGTATTCAAATCAAAATAACGATAAATATATTTATTACCCAGAAGACGCTTCTGACAAAGGTTATGTAAATATACTTTATTTTGAATACAAAACTTTTAATAAACAAACTTTTAAAATAAAACAAACGGCATCTGGTGCTGATAAAGCTTTAGAAAAAGACGATACGTTTAATCCACCAAAAGATGGTAGATCAAGATTTGATAAAGCAGAAAGAGCTATTGAGGTTTTATACTCAGGAGCAAAAATATTAAACTTTGATATAATGTTAGACTGGAAGAAATGTGAAAACATGACTAGACCTAAGTCTGATATTACTAAGGTTGCTATGAGTTATAATATAGTAGCGCCTAGAATGTACAAAGGAAGACCTGAGTCATTAGTTAGTCGTATGATGACTTTTGCTGATATGATACAGTTGACACATTTAAAGCTGCAACAAGTATTATCAAGAACTGTGCCAGACGGTGTATTTTTAGATGCTGATGGTTTAGCTGAAATAGATTTAGGTAATGGTACTAATTATAATCCACAAGAAGCATTAAACATGTATTTCCAAACTGGTAGTATAATTGGTAGATCAATGACGCAAGATGGTGATTTTAACAATGGTCGTATTCCAATACAAGAACTACAGTCATCAGGTGGTAATGCTAAAATAAATGCTTTAATACAGTCTTACAATTATTATTTACAAATGATAAGAGATGTGACTGGGCTTAATGAAGCTAGAGACGGTAGTGTTCCAGATAAAGCTTCATTAGTTGGTTTACAAAAAATTGCTGCGGCAAATAGTAATACAGCTACAAGACATATATTGCAAGCTGGTTTATATTTAACATTAAAAACAGCTGAAGCTTGTTCGTTAAGAATATCTGATGTATTAGAATATTCTAAGACTAAAAATCAATTTGTTTTATCTTTAGGTAGATTTAACGTTGGTACTTTAGACCAAGTTAAAGAATTACATTTGCATGACTTTGGTATATTTTTAGAACTATCACCTGATGAAGAAGAAAAACAGAGATTAGAAAACAATATACAAATGGCTCTTCAACAACAACAAATAAACTTAGAAGATGCTATTGATATTAGAGAAGTTAGAAATTTAAAATTAGCTAATCAAGTATTAAAACTAAGAAAAAGAAAAAAGACGGAGCTAGATCAACAAATATCTCAACAAAATATACAAGCTCAAGCTCAAGCAAACGCTCAAGCCGCTGAACAAGCAGCGCAAGCTGAAGCACAGAAAAATCAAATAATCACTGAGCAAAAAGTTCAGTTAGCTCAAGCAGAGTTTCAGTTTGGTACTCAAAAAATGGAAAGAGAAGCTGAAATTAAGAAAGAACTTATGGAACATGAGTTTAATTTGAATATGAGATTAAAAGACATGGATTCACAAGTGATTAAAGATAAAGAGCAATATAAAGAAGATCGTAAAGATGAACGTACTAGAATACAAGCTAGTCAACAGTCTAGAATGATTGAACAAAGAAAAAAAGATCTACCAGCTGAGAAATTTGAGTCAAAAGGCTTTGATAATCTTGGTGGATTTGATTTAGAACAATTTGAACCAAGATAAATAATAAAATTATGGCATGGAGATTTAATGACTATCCAGGTAATATAGCTGGATCGGTATTTTCAAAAGGTGGAGACGCAATAGTACCACCATCGGGGCATATATTTATAGCTATTAAAACTTTAGCTGCTACTACATTTAGTAATACTACTGGATTAGTTGCTGAAGAAGCTACTAGATATGCTAACACAGAAGACGCTGCTGGTGACGCTGCTTCAGGATCTGAAACTTATAGTGAAGGATCTGGAGGAGAAGAAGTAGTAGTAGGTGATTCTTTTCCAGCAGGTATTGATATATTTGGTCAGTATACCAAAATAAATGTCAACTCTGGAAGTATCATAGCGTATTACGCTAAAAAATAATATTTTTAAACAATTATATAATATCTTATTATGGAAAATGAAAAACAACAAGAAGAAGTTGTAGAACCTAAGGTGTCTGAAGACGTAAAGTCTGAAGAAACTAAAGTTGAAACACCTTCTAATAAAAACGAAGATGGGGATTATAAAGTAGATCTTAGTAAACCCGCTCCTAAACCCACTGAAGAAAAAGTGGAAGAAAAAGTTACCCCTGTAGAAAAAACAGAGGTAAAAGATACACCTGAACAAGAAGAAGAATCAATTATTCAAGAAGTAACAGGTGAAGTAGAAGAAACAGAAGATGTTCTTAGCAAGGTTGATAAACAACAAGCTGATAAGCTTGATGAAGAAGAACCAAAGCAAGAAACTCCAGAAGTGGAACTACCAGAAAACGTACAAGAACTTGTAAAGTTTATGAACGAGACTGGTGGAACGTTAGAGGATTATGTTCGCCTCAACGCGGATTACTCAAATATAGATAACGAAGCACT